GAAAAGTTCTACCGTTCTTGAAGCCTGAGTATTTCAATGAGCGTGACGAGCGGGTTATCTACGACTGCGTAAGTGAGTTTTACACTCAATACAACGCCAAGCCAAGTGTTGAAAGTCTACTTATCGACTTGGGAAAGCGCGATGATTTAAGCGAAACCGAGTTCAAATCTATTCGAGAAATCATCAAGAGTTTTAAGACGCATGATGCTCCCGATACACAATGGTTGCTAGATAACACGGAAAACTTCTGCAAGGAAAAGGCACTCTATAATGGTATCATGGAATCCATTCAGATTATTGATGGAAAGTCCAAAGACAAAACTAAAACTGCTATTCCAAGCATTCTTTCTACTGCTCTTGCAGTTAGTTTTGATTCTCATATCGGTCACGATTTTATTGGTGACGCGGACAAGCGATACGACTTCTATCACACCGTAGAGAAGCGTATTCCGTTTGACCTTGACTTGATGAATAAGATTACCAACAACGGAACACCATACAAAACTCTGAATGTGTGTCTCGCGGGCACGGGCGTGGGTAAGTCTTTGTTCCTCTGTCACCATGCTGCAAATTGTCTGATGCAAGGTAAGAATGTGCTGTATATAACTTGCGAAATGGCGGAAGAGCGTATTGCTGAGCGCATTGATGCCAATCTGATGGATACTAGTTTGGATGACCTGAAGGCTTTGCCCAAGGATATCTACGACCGCAAAATGAAGCGTATTATGGAACAGACTACGGGGAAACTGATTATCAAAGAGTATCCGACAGCGAGTGCTTCAGTAATGCACTTCAAGCATCTGTTGGATGAACTGCGTTTGAAGAAGAACTTTGTTCCTGAAATTATTTTTATCGACTACTTAAACATTTGTGCATCTTCTCGTATGAAACAGAGTGCTACAGTAAACTCATATACATTCATCAAGGCTATTGCAGAGGAACTGCGCGGTCTTGCGGTGGAGACTGGTGTTCCCATCTTTACGGCAACTCAAACTAATCGTTCTGGCTTCTCTAGCACGGATGTTGAGTTGACAGATACTAGTGAATCGTTCGGTCTACCACAAACCGCAGACTTTATGTTTGCTTTGGTGTCCACTGAAGAACTTCAAGGTCTTGGTCAGATTATGGTGAAGCAGTTGAAGAACCGCTATGCCGACCCTGCAACGAATCGGCGTTTCGTTATAGGCATTGATCGTAGCAAAATGAAACTGTTTGATTTGGATGAATCGGCTCAACGGGGAATTATTAATATTACCGAATCCAAGGATACGGACGAGGAAGACACAGGAGAATTTAAAACTTTCCGTGAACGCATGGGCGAGAAGTTTAAAAAGAGAGATTTTGCTGATTGGTCTTGACTAAATCAAATCACAAGATATAATACATCCATGTTCCGACTTCACATTGATATTCCCCTGAACACTGATGAGGCTACCGCAGCAGCCTTGTCGGAAACTATTGTTGCCCAGTTGGCAAGTAACATCACACCGACTTTACGCGACAAGGGAATCACAGAAGTGAACTACCGATTAGGTAATGATGAGGACAGACAGAAAAGTAACTACCTTATCAAGACGGAATCAGGACATGTAGCAAACAAAAAGTCTCGCGTGGCTTTTGTTTAATGGGAGTGGGGGGTCTTTGGTTGGCCCAGATTGGTTTATACCCGATTGGAACAGGTTCGAATCCTGGCACTCCTACTAGATACTAACAACAAGGAGAAACAAAATGCTTATTCCAAATACTGAGTATGTGATTATTAAAGTTGATCGTTCCAAAGTTAAGCCTGGTGAGGCGTTTGAAGGAATTGTTTATTCTGTTGGGCAAACCGCATTTGCTCCTCAGCCTGTTGGCGGCGATGGCAGAAATTTCTCTTTTGCTCGACAGCCAGAAGCGTTTCCCATTCAAAAGGGAGATAGAGTTATTGCTGGTGGTTACATCACTTTGATGTCAGAAAACGATCAAGCATTGGCAATTTGTTTTAAAGCAGAAGTGTATGCTATCATTCGTGATGAGCAAGAAGAAATAAACTTGTTCAATCAGGAAATGGAACAGGACACCAATCCGCAACTGCTGAAGGGTTAACTCCTTGAAGGTTCTCCTCCTCAACGCTAGCGAGGAAGTCTTAAATGTGATTGATTGGAAGCGAGCGGTTAACCTGCTGTGTTCAGGTAGAGCCGAGAAGCCCTATGGTCACGAAGACTACTATCGCATTCCTACTCCCCGAGGACACTACGAACTCCCAACCGCTATCGTGTTGGTGCAGTATGTTAACTTGCCTTATCGGGTCAAGGGAGCCACCCGTAAGGGGGTATTCCGTCGTGACAAGTATGAATGTCAGTATTGTGGATGCTCGTTGAATGCTGCAAACGGAACCGTAGACCATGTTATGCCGGTAAGCCGTGGTGGTAAGTTTGAATGGAAGAATCTTGTGGCTTCTTGTCGTAAATGTAACTATAAGAAGGCTAATCGAACCCCGCAGGAAGCCAAGATGCCGCTAGCCAAGCCTCCAATTGTGCCTAACAGGAAGATGATTGTAATGACAATTATTGACCATTTGGGCCCGAAAACTTGGTCTAGGTGGATTGAGGAATAGTATAAATATGGGGTATGCTATCATTTTCCACACACGCAACCCCTAATTTTATAAAAGAATCCAACGGACATATTAGCCATCTTGAAGACGGCATGTTCGAAAATGGTTGGGCTGGCTTACAGACCTCCATCAAAATTCTGAAAGATGTGGTTAGTGGTATTTCCGCAGGCGGAAAGCAAACCGCTTCTCTGAATGTATCCACCAAGTGGGACGGGGCTCCTGCTATCATTACTGGTATACATCCTGAAACCAAGAAGTTTTTCGTTGCCACCAAATCGTTCTTCTCTAAGGCTTCCAAGGTTAATTATACTGAAGCCGATATTCGCAAGAACCATGAAGGCGGTGTGGTAGATAAACTAATCGCTGCTCTGAAACTGTTCAAGCCGTTGAACATTCGTGGTGTGGCTTGGGGCGATTTGCTTTTTACTCAAGGCGAAAAGAAAACACAAACAATTGATGGTAGAGAATATATTGTGTTCCGACCGAACACCATCACTTATGCTATTCCTACAGATTCGCCAGCAGCAGCAGAAGTTGCAGCAGCAAAGATAGGTGTGGTATTTCACACCAAGTGGAGTGGCAGCGGAGACATCAAGGAACGCGGTTCGTGGTCGCCTGGTGTTCCTGCGATGGGAACTTCCACAGCGGTATGGGTGGTGGATGCGAAAGTTCCAACACTTCCAAAGAATCTGCTTCTGCAAACCTCGGAAGAAAAGCAGATTGTTGAGTTAACCAAAAAGATTGAAGCCGAAGGTGCAAATCTTAAGTCTGCTCTACTTTCTTTCTTGAAGAGTGAAGCGGCTGAGTATGTTTCACAATACATTAATTCCACGGTCAAGGCAGGATTAAGCAATAATACCACAAACGGATTTTCTGTTTTCGTGCAGGCTAAACTTGCTGCTGAAGCGGAAGCCTTGAAGACTCAAAGCAAGAAAGACGAGAAAGCGGAAAAGATGGTTCGTATCACGAAGTATCTTAAAGCCTACGCTTCTCAGATTGACCGCCTGTTTGCGTTGCATGCCATGCTTGCAAAGGCTAAAGGATTAGTCATCTCTAAACTTTCTCTTACCCAAACTGTCTCAACCTTTATTGCAGACAAGGATGGATATCGTCCAACTGCTCCTGAAGGTTTCGTAGCAGTTTGTGGTAAGACATGTAGTATCGTGAAACTTGTTGACCGCAACGAGTTCTCACGCAACAACTTTAATCTAGCAAAGGAATGGAAGTGAAAAAACTCTCACAAGTCATCACCGAAGCCCCGAAGAAAGAAAAGTCAATTGTTATTGGCGTTGGACGCTTTAATCCTCCAACTACAGGGCACGAAGTTCTTGTAAACAAAGTGATGACCGAAGCACAAAAGATTGGTGCAGAGTTCTGTGTTTACGCTTCCTACTCGCAAGACCCAAAGAAGAATCCGCTAGACGCAAAAACTAAACTTGAGACTTTAAAGAAGTTCTTCCCGAAGATGAAGTTCCAACTGATGCCAAAGCCTTTTCAAAACAAGGACGGCAAGACAGTTGCAGGACCTTATGCTATTGCACAAAAGTTGAGTGATGCAGGATATACTCGCGTTCACATTGTGACTGGCGCAGACCACATCGCGGAATACAACAAGATTAAGCAATACATTGACCTTGACCCAAAAAGCACCGAGGGCTACAAGTTCTCAGACTTCAAGGTGATTAGTGCTGGCAACCGCGACCCTGATGCGGAAGGTGTGCAAGGCATGTCGGCATCCAAGATGCGTAAGGCGGTGTTTGACGGCGATTACGATGCGTTCCTTAAGGGAGTTCCTGCTCATGTGAGCAAGGCGGATGCCAAGAAGATATTCATGGCTGTGAAAAAGGGAATGCAACTAAAGGAAGAATGGCTATGGGAAGAGAAGTCATCTGATGTAACTCTGATTTGTCTGACTTCCGCTGAAGGCAGCACAGACGGCTCAAGCATTGAAAAGATGGAAAAGTCTTGCAAGAAAAAGGGCATAGAATTCCATACTGTAAAGATGAAGTATGCTCACATCAATCCGATGGAAGCAAACGGAGATAAGATAGTCATTCAGATTACTGAAGGCGAAGAAAAGAAAAAGATTACCATAAGCCCGCGTGACACTCTTTGCTTTGTGCGTGGCGGTGTAATGAACTCGGAACTTGGAATTGGTCTCGCCACAATTCTACAAAATAACGGTGTGTTCATGGTTAACGAGAAGGGAGCAATGGAGTTGTGTGCAAACAAATTGCAAACCGCTCTTGCCCTTCAGAAGTATAACCTGCCACACCCAAGAACTGCATTTGTTTCCGATGAAGACTCCGTGGAAAACGCGATGAAGGCTATCGGCGGCAAGTATCCTGTAGTAGTTAAAACTGTTACAGGAGCAGAAGGTATCGGTGTTTCTATTATTGAAAGCGAGAAGTCACTACGCTCGGTTCTACAATCCCTGTGGAAGTTTGGTGCAGAAGTAATTCTGCAAGAGTTCCTGCCAGGCTTTAAGAACGATGTTCGTAGCATCGTATTAAATGGCAAGATTTTTGCTTGTGCAAAGCGGGACAAGGCTAAGGGAGACTTCCGAACAAATATTGCTAGGGGTTCCTCAGGGGGCGCATTCAAGTTATCTCCAGAAGAGATTGAACTTGTAGAAAAGGTTGCACTTGTGAGTAAGTGCTATTATGTTGGCGTTGACCATGTTGTAGTTGACGGTAAACCTTATATCATCGAGATGAACGCTTCACCTGGTAGCGGTAATGTTTACACGCTATACGATGGAGGCAAACCAACCAAAGAAGTGGAAGGTCAAGGTCTGATGGATGCTTTGATTGAACATGTCAGTAACAAGAGTAATTGGAAACTATTCAGTAATGTTGCAGTATCAGAAAAGATTACGGTTGATGGAGTAGAATACAACGCGAAAGTGGATACCGGCAATAGCGGTTACAATTCTATTGATGCGAAAGATATCAAGATTAACGAAAAGAACCATACTGTAACCTTTAAAATTAACGATAAAACCATCACCAAAGATATCGCTAGTCGAATCAAGATTAAGCGAGGCGGAACCGAAGAACGAGAAATTCGTCCTGTGGTATTCATGGATGTGGAATTTGGCGGCAGAGAATACAAGAATGTTAAGTTTTCATTAACTAACAGGCAGCACATGGAATACAAAGTTTTGATAGGACTTAGATTCCTGCGTCAAACTGGTATGCAGGTTGATCCGAAAGATATGGCTGCTGCAAAACCAGAACCAAAAACAGAGGAGTTCGCAATGATTGAAGGAAAAGCAGAGGCTTCACCAAAAGATAAAAGCACAGGATTACCTAAAAAATATGTTTCAGGATTAAGCCGAGCGGATGCCAAGGCTAGAGTTCAACAGTTCGCTGCTCGTAAGGCTCGCTCCGATTCAGACCCAAAGGCTTGGAAAAAACTACCAGGCGACCCCGAAAAAACTGCTCGCCGTTCCAAGTATTCTGTAGCGTTTGCGAAAAAGTTTGGAACCAAAGCAGAAGCATTTGAACTGCAAGAAATTTTAGATGAGGCGGTTCGCTTGGATGATTGCGACAAAATTGCAACCCGAATCGAAAAGGCTCGTCATATGCAGGCTAAAGCAGGAAGCCCTGAAGAACAAACCGCATGGGAAGTGTATATCGAAGAACAGAAGCGAGCCATGTATGCGGAACACGCTCCTAAAGTTTCCTCCACTCTAGAACAAGAGTTTGAGTGGATGATGTATGAGCATACCGATGAAAACAGTTTTGCCAGAAAGATTTACAAAGAAGTGTTGGAAATTGGAACCAACAAGATTCGTAAAACTTACGCTAAAGATACACCCGGTCAAGTCGCAGAAGAAACTGATGATGAAGAAAAAGATCGTATCTACAAAGAATGGTCTAAACTTGTGAACATGGGAGCCAAAGAACTTCAGAATTTTATAGATTCAGAAGATGGGAAAGCGGCAGGCTTGTCTCGTAAGGAAGCAGGTAAAGCAGGAACTGGTGGAGGTAAGATTACCTCGGGACGCGATTCGGCTCGTGCTATTGTCCGAATGCTTGACAAGAAAAAGGATGATTGGCAGGCAGGCGACTGGAAATGGGCAAACAAGCAAATTTCATTTATCAGCCGCATGAAGGGAGCCAAAGGCCCACTTCGTGACGATAAAGGTGAGCCAACTCGTAAACTACTAGCCCTTAAGATTTGGGGACACAATCCGGAGAAATGACATGAAACGCTTTAAAGATTTAAAAACTGAACTAGAATTAACAGAAAGCAAAAAGGCTTTACAAAACAAAGCCAAGCAATCTGGTGTTTCATATGGAATTTTAAAACAAGTGTATGACCGAGGCATGGCGGCTTGGAAAGGTGGTCATCGTCCTGGTGCAACTCCTCAACAATGGGCTTTGGCTAGAGTCAATTCATTCCTAACCGGGGGAAAGACACGAAGAACTGCTGATGCAGACCTTTGGAAGAAAGCCAAGGGATGAATAATGAAAACTTTTATTCAGTATACTAAATCCCTAGAAGAAATTAAAAAACCAAACATGTTAATTCCTGGATTAATGGCTATGAGTTTAGGTCTGGGTGTACCTTCGTTTTCTGCACAAGCCGCAACCACACAAAAAATAACACAAACTTCAACAAGCACAACAGCATGGAAAGAAATAATTTCAAAATTTGAAGGATTTAGAACTAGTGCTTATTGGGATGCAACTGGAAAAATTTGGACTATAGGCAAAGGTTCAACCACACATCCAGACGGTAGACCTGTTCGACAAGGAGATAAAATAACAAAACAGCAAGCGGATGCATATATGGAACATTATGTTAATACTAAAATTTTGCCTAAATTAAAAAATATACCAAATTGGAATCTTATGAATTCTAATCAAAAGGCTGCGCTAATATCTTTTGCTTATAATGTTGGACCTGGATTCTATGGTAAAGAAGGATTTGAATCCATAACTAGGGCTTTAAAAACGCCTTCAAACTGGAGTCAAGTGCCTAGTGCATTATCAAAATATATCAGATCAGATGGAAAAGTTTTACCAGGTCTGATTAAAAGAAGAAACGCAGAAGGAACTCTTTGGACAACCCCCAACTGATAAATTTAACTAAATACTACCTAGCGGCAAGAGTATAAAATTTACAAGGAGCAGCAATGCACAACTCACCAATCAGCAAAGATTTTTACAATAGCATCACAAATGTTCTCGTTGGTAAGACAACCACAAAAGTTGAACTTCCCGAGTCGCTAAAGGAAGCAGCCAAGGCGGCCGCAACCGAACTAAAGACGCTTACAGAAAGCGTTATGGTTGCTGAAACCAAGCGTAATATTCTACGCAAGCATCTGAAAGAGGGTGCTGCAAAGTGTGGTTGCTCGCTAACTCCAGAAATGGTGGTTCGTTTTGATGAGTTGGTAAATGAAGCCGATGTTAAAATGCCAACACAAAAGGCAGCATTGGCTACCCCCGCCGAAGTAAAGAGCAGGACTGCTCCAAAGGGCGGTTCATCAAGCGCAGAAGCAAACAAGTTGGCTACTCCCGCTAAAGCCGCTGCTGGTATTAAAACCGCTGGTATGAAGAAGGAAGAAACTCAACCATCACAGATTGAATTGGGTCTTCGTGAATTTTTGACTCAACTTTCTGAAGAAGAAGTTGCAACCCTTCGTAATATCATCAACGAA